GTCTGGCTCTGGCCGGGGCTGGTATCGCGTTGATCGGAACCGGTCTGGCCGCGCTTGTCGTGGCCGCTCCGACCGGCTTTGGAGTTCTGCTGCAAGCCGTCGTCCAATTCCAGAAGGGACTGATCGAGAACATCAAGCTACTCGTTCTCGGGTTGGTAGAGATCGTAAACGCGATCGCCGATGCCGCTCCGAAATTCGTAGACGCTTTCGTCAAGATTCTCAAATCTCTTCTCGAAGCCGTCATCAAAGCATCTCCAATGATGGTCGAGGCAATTACTGCGCTGGTCGACGTTCTGGTCAAAGTTCTCGATGAAAATCAGGACAAGATCATCCAAGCCGGTGTCGATCTTCTCTTAGCTCTGCTCAACGGCATCAAAAAGAACATCAGAGCCGTCGTCAACTCGGCAATCGGGATTATCGTCAATTTCTTGAAGGGTATCGCCTCCAACATCACCAAGATCGCTGCTGCAGGTGCAGGCATCTTGATCGCGCTCATGAAGGGTGTCGCAAGAGTATATTCCTCGATAGCCACGACGGTAATCCAGATCATCGCGAAATTCCTCGGCGCCATTGCCAACAATCTTCCCAAGATCGTCACAGCTGGTGCGAGCATTATCACCAAGTTGTTGAACGCCATCGCGAATGCTCTTCCGAAAGTGGTCACAGCGGGTACGAACATCATCGTCAAGTTCATTCAAGGTATTGGGAATGCCGGACCGAGAATCATCACGGCAGCAACCAATATGATCATCAAGTTCATCAACTCGCTGCAGCAGAACGCCAACAAACTGGCCGATGCCGGGGGCAGGGCAATCGTTGCGTTCTTGAATGGCATTGCCGATACCATCGATAAGCGTGCGCCTCAGATAAGACGCGCTGGTGTTCGAATCGGCGTTGCTATCGTCAACGGCATGATTGGTGGCATAACCTCTGCTGCCCCAGATCTTACACGGAAAATCACCGATCTTATGAAAGCCCTACCGAAGGCGGCCAAAAAGTGGCTTCATATAAGCTCCCCATCCGCGATATTTCATGACATCGGACAAAACGTTGTTCTGGGTCTCGCCAATGGAATGTCGGATCATACTAAAGCAGTTGATGCAGCTACGACGATGAGCAATGGCGTTATTACGACGGTCAAGAAGACCTTCCAGATCACTTCGCCCTCCAGAGTCATGCAAGGTATCGGTCGCGATGTTACCGGAGGATTTGCGGATGGCTTGAGACGAGGTACTTCAGAAGACGTCAAGGGCGCTATCGATGATCTGCAGACCACTCTACTCGATGCGATCCAAGACGCTCGAGATACTCTTGCTGAAGCTCGAAAAACTCGTGCCGAAGAGTTGGCCAAGAAGCCGAAAGACCGAGACAAAGCTGCAATCAAGGAAGCTCAACAAGAGATTGCAACTCAAACGGATCTCATAAAAAGACTGAGCGCCGGTCGTACGGAGTTGATCCGAGGTCTTGGTGAAGAGAAGAAGAGCTTGATCGCCGCTACAGCCGAACACGCCAGGCTTACCGAGAAGCTGGACGAAGAGCAGAGTAAGCTGGACGATCTCATCCAGACTCGAAAGGACTATAGAGAAAGTATCCAAGAGCAGTACAGCGACTTGCCTGACGTTACCCCAGAAGACGAAGAAGGCAAGCCGGTGGCCAACGCGCTAGCCGTATTTACGCAAAATCTTGCGACTCAAGTCGAAAACGTCGCAAAATATGCACAAACGCTGCAGCGGCTAAGAGGAATGGGTCTGGACGACGAGACGTACAAGAAGCTGCTGGCTGAGGGTCCTTCGGCACAAGCGTTTGCTTCTCAGTTGGAAGCAGCCGGGCCCGCAGCAGTCAAACAGATCGGTCTACTGAGTGGTCAGCTCGAGACTCAGGCCAAGCTACTCGGCGACAAGGCTGCGTCTAATCTCTACGACGCCGGTGTCAAGGCTAAGCAGGGACTTGTGAAGGGATTGACGGAGGACGTAGAGGGTGCTCAGAAGAAGATGGAGGAGTTTGTACAGAAAATCGTCAATGCCGTGAAGAGAAAGCTGAAGATCAAGTCTCCATCGCAGGTATTCGCCGATATCGGCAAGCTGACGATGGAGGGCATGGCCAAGGGCGTCGCCAATTCGTCGAAGGTGGTGACCGACTCCATCAACCAGGTCGCTCTGGACGCAGTCACCTCGATGCAGAAGACGATGCAGGATATTGCCGATGTAGATCCGGTGATCACGCCTATTCTCGATCTGACACAGGTTGAGAGTGAAGCTCAGAAGTTGGCATCGTTGACGAATACGGTTCCTATTTCCGCAGCGGTTTCGTACGGACAGGCTTCGGCTATATCTGCTGCACAAATGCAACAAGCTCAGGTCGACGCTGTTGCAGCTGCCGGAGGAACGACGGTCAGATTCGAGCAGAATAACTACTCGCCTGAATCTCTGACCGAGGTCGAGATCTACCGACAGACGAAGAATCAGCTATCACAGCTCAAGTCCGCACTTGCTCTTACGTAAAGGAGGTTGAATTGCTGACAGAAGTAAAAGCGTACAGCTCGTGGCAATCAGCCCCTACGCTTCTTTTGGACGACACCGGCAGGGCTGAGACGGATTTGATTCAGGTTCGAAACATCACCGGCTTGGATCCGGTCAAGGCGTCTGTCAATACCACACCGTTTGGATCGATCGATGGCTCGGGTTACACGGGGAGCAGCGTATTGAGCAGAAACATCGTTCTTACGCTGCACCCGAACCCTGATTGGCACAACTATACATACGAAAGTCTGCGTAGGCTTCTGTACGCATATTTCATGCCGAAGAGACCGGTACGGCTGGTGTTTTACAGCGACGACATTAATCCCGTGCAAATCGAGGGGATTGTCGAGAGTGCCGAGGTCAATCCGTTCACCAACGACCCCGAATTCGTCGTCTCGATCGTCTGTCCGGATCCATATTTCACCGCGCTCGACCCGATCGTCCTTACCGGTCAAGCCGTACGTCCGGGCGGTGCTGTGACTACCATCGATTACACCGGAAACATCGACGCAGGCATATACGTCAAAGCCACACGTAACGCAGATCCGGCTCCGGCTTCGATCGGGATCCAGATCGGAGATCCGTCGATCTCGCACTTCAACGTTATTTCCGACGTCACGGGAACCAACAAGTACTTCGAGATGGGCTCGATCCGAATGCAGAAGTTCGTCCAGAGCATCGACATGACCAGCGGCGTGATCACCAATCTCTTGCCCAAAGTACAGGAAGGCTCTTCCTGGCCGTTGCTCCAACCTGGTGAGAACGATTTTTCAGTTATTACTGACAAAGGAGGTCAAGATTGGGAGCTTACATATTATGAACGATTTGGCGGTCTGTGATGGAACTGTTCACTCTGAACCGCAAATTTCTCAGGCAAGACGTGATCGACGGCTTCATATCTGCTATCTGGACGGAACGATATTACGGCGACAGTGAGGTAGAGCTGGTCGTACCGGCAACCCCGGAGATGATCCAAAAATTCCCTCCGGGCACATTTCTCGGCTTGGTCGGTTCGAACGAGGTGATGATTCTCGAGACGATCAACATCGAGAAGGAGGCCTTGAAAGTCACCGGAATCTCGCTTTTGTCTTGGATGAACAATCGATTCATCCGTACATCGGCCGATCACGCAGATCAGTATTGGACGCTTTCCGGCGGACCTCCAGGTTGGGCGTTATGGGCGATTATCTACAACATGTGCGTCACGGGCAGTCCATATTTGACCGGAGCCAACCCGATCGGTATCTCCAATCCACAAAATTTAGCGATTCCCGGGCTTGGTCTCAAAGCGTACGATACGGCTGGCGCCAACATCACTGTCGGCGTACCTTTCGGACCGGTTTACGACGCCATGCGAGAGATCGCTACCACTTACGAAGTCGGGATGCAGATCACGCTCGAATCGGCCACGGATACCGCATATTCTCTGGGATTTCGAAGCTACAGAGGACTGGATCGAACAAGTCGTCAAACCACCTATCCAATCGTACGGTTTTCTCCGCAGATGGATTCTTTGACCGACATCAAAGAGCTTCAGTCGATCGCTGCACTCAAGACTTTGGTGTATGCGTTTATTCCGACAAGCGATGCAGAACTAAAGCCTCTGATAACGACCCCCGGCCAGGCCAGCTTGTCTGGATCGCAGTACACCGGGTTTGATTTGCGCGCCAACATGATATTTGCGAATGATGTCACAACCGACATGGTCAGCGGAAGCTCAGCGACTCTTCTCAATATCTTGAACGAGAGAGCCAAAGACGATCTCAACAATCATCACTTTGTAAGGGCGGTGGACGGAGAGATTGTTCCTCTGAACCAGTTCAAATACGGAGTCCATTACAATCTCGGCGATATCATCGAAGTGCAAGGGAAAAGCGGAGCTGTTTCGACCTCTCGAGTCACCGAGTATATTCGTTCACAAGACGAAGCCGGAGAGAGAGCATATCCTACCGTAGCGATGTTGGGCTGAGCGATGGCGATCATAATATACGTCGTTATCTTCTATTTCGGCCTGATGGCGGGATTTATCTTGAGAGGGTATGTATCGTCGAGATTCCGGGATTACACCGGTACGATCATCGTGACCAAAAAAGAGGAAAAGACGGTATATTCGCTCATACTGGACGATTATCCGGACAAAATCGCGTTCAAAAAGCAAGTGGTCTTTCGAGTAGAGCCTTCTGAGATAGAGACTCCCAATCGCAAGTGAAACTTGGCCTATAATGAGACTCTATCAAAAGGAGGTCTATGTTCTCACGATCGCCAAGCATTATCGACCTCGAGCTCGAACGTGCTGTTCGTGAACTGAAGAACCATCCGATTGGTTCCGAGGAGTACAACAAGACGTTGGAAGTGATCATCAAGCTGCATAGGATGAAGAGTGAAGAAACATCTGATCCTATGAGTAAAGACACGGTCGCTCTCATCGCTGCCAATCTCCTGGGGATCGTCATGGTCATCAGGCACGAGCACGTCAACGTAATCGTGTCGAGAGCGATGGGCATGGTCATGCGTCCGAGATAAAGGACGTTCTAGAGAGAGAATCAGATATGAGGGGCCGCTAACCACGCGGCCTTTCATATTTTTCGCAATTCAAACATGGACTCATTTTTTTTCGCAGAAATAACACGTCGTATAACGAAACCTACCAAAGGAGTTAGATGTTCAATTTGTTCAACAAGGACAAGAAGCGTTACGCAAAAGCGAATCGCGTGAAGCCGAACGACAAGATCAGAGTTCAGAATATCGTCGCCGTTATCCATAACATTTGGATCGGCGAGGAGATTACGTTCGAACTCTGGTACCACTCGTACAACGGTGGACGGGGTTCGTACATGGGTACGCTTACCGTCCCAAAGAACACAAAACTAGAACTCTACGAGAACTAGGTAAGTTCGAAAGGAGAGTCTACACAGACTTTCCTTTTTTGCCTGCTAAATCGCAGAAATTACCAGTCTTATAATGAAACCATCCCTCTAACAGGAGATTCAAATGTTCGAGCTTTACCGCAAATCTCAACAGGTCCAGTACAACTGGATCCGGAACCACCCCGTTCAGTACGTTGCTCTCAACGCAGCTCTGATCGTGGCTGCTTACGGATACATGAAGTACATGGATCGTCGAGACCAGCGTGAGTACGAAACAGAGACCGCCGAGTTGGAAGCCTAGTTTCAAAGAGGAGAGTCTACAAGGACTTTCCTTTTTTCAATTCCCAAAAAACCCCGGGGGGATATTTCGCATCAAGGCGCAGATATTACCTCGCCTATAATGAAATCTATCTAAGGAGCGACATGATTGTAAAGACCGTTCCTCACGAAGAAAATCCGGAGAAGACCTGGCTCGTATATTTCAAGCACAAGGGCGCTTCGGCCAACATTGCTATACCGCTAGACGATCGCTCGCACGCACATCTGTATGACATGCGTTCGACGAATCGACGTAAGGGCGAAGGAACAGAACTCCTACGAGAAATCGACGAGTACTGCCACAAGCACGAACTTACGTTGCTTATCAGAGCAAAGATATTTGATGTTGATGTCGGCGACGACGCGATACAAAGCAATGAAGAGCTGAGAGCCTGGTACGAGAAAAACGGAGCCGTCTTCATCATGGATGATCGTCGTGAAGGTCCACTACTAGCGTTCGGATATTTAGATTGAGAAAGAGAGAGCCTGAAACATGGGCTCTCCTTTTTCGTCGTAGATATTCCTTCCCCTATTATGAGAATCTAACCCACCATATCGAAAGGAGGAAAATGTCTATTCATCAAGACAAAATACAATCCGACAAGATCGAGACCGTCCTGAGAGAAGTAATCGCGGAAGGCGAAGATTTTGAGCCAGGCGATATTCTCTTGGACTGGGTAGTTGTCTGCTATGCAGAGAACCCGGACCGAGAGAAAGGCAGCTCATATCCGACGTTCTACGCGAACGGACTCATGCCGACGTATCGAGCAAGAGGATTGCTCAAGACCGGCTTGATGGAGATATCCCTCGACGACATCGTGGAAGACGACTGATCGAAAGGAGGGCCCAGAACATGGGCTCTCTTTTTTCGCATGAAAAACACGGTGTATAATGAGATCTGTCTAAAGGAGAATAATGGAAAACCCTTTACCATCGTGGGAAATACTGTTTCATACGCTCGGAGAGAATCTCGAGGATGCGGGCAAATTCTTGAAAGAAAACGGCGTTGAGCTGGAGATCAAGCATTTGCAAGATACTCGAGACGGTCTTCTAGCTACAGCAGATGCCCTCGATCAGAGGATCAAATATCTGAAGGCAGAGCAATAGACTAAGGCCCCTACAGGGGCTTTAGTTTTTCGCAGAAATTACCGGTCCTATAATGAAACCACAAACAGGAGTTTGATATGACTTTAATTGATGCTGCTCTTGCATACACGTCGCCGTTTTACGGAGCGGCAATGGTGGTTCGGTACAACCGAGTCCGTCGCGAAAGGAATATCCTCAAGGATTCCCACAAGCAGGACATCGCTTGGCTGAACACCATGGCCAATCACGTATACAACAAGGACATGGAGCTCGACCAGTTCGGCAAGATCGTATTGAACCGCTTTGCGGATCAACACCTACAGGGAAGGCGCTAACCATGCGCTTTCCTTTTTCGCAGATATTACCGAGCCTATAATGAAACCACAACGAAAGGATTGGAAATGAGTATCAAAGATTCAACGGCCAAGATGAAAGCCGTCATCGAAGAGAATCGGAAGAACATTTCCACTACGACTAAAGAAGAGCGTGACCTCGCTTTTTGGGAAGCCGCAGTGGAGTGTTTCAACGAGGATATCGCTGGCGACGTCACCTTGGTCGATGGACGCGTTATCAACATTCCAAAAATTGAGTTGTAATCAAGAAGGAGAGTCTACAAGGACTTTCCTTTTTCGCAGATATTACATGTCTTATAATGAAACCAATCCTACCAAAAGGAGACCACTATGAGTGCAATCGAGGACATCGATAAGCGCATCTATGAGGCAATCGACAATCTTGTGCACGAGCACGGACGTGTAAATACGTCGCCCGAGCGCAAGGCTGAGATCGCCAACGAGATCGCCATCATCCGAGTCTCGATGACTCCGCAGTGTAACTGCAAGGAGGACTGATTCGAAGAGGAGAGTCCACACGGACTTTCCTTTTTTTCGTAGATATTACCTTCCCTATAGTGAAACCTACAAAGGAGTATCATGTCCAAAATTGGAAAAGCTGCTAAAGGAGCCGGTATAGGCGTTCTCAAAGCATCCATTTGGTTGAGCGACTCTATTGATAAAAGTCGGATCGACGATATCGACGAAGAAATCAAAGAGTTGCAAGAAAAAATCAAGGAGTTGCAGAAGGAGCGCGAGGGGCTCGTCAGCGGCCTGATCAAGGACTGATCCCTACCAGGATCGAAAAGGAGAGTCTACACTGGCTCTCTTTTTTGCCTGCAAATCGCAGAAATTACATGTTTCATAATGAAACCTACTAAAGGAGAAAAATGCTTAAGTTGTTTCGCAGAAAGAAGCTCACCCAGCACGTTGCCCGTGTGGAGGATCTTCAGATCGGCGATCTGATCCAGATCGATCTCGAGAGTCGAGCGACCATTCGTAATATCTACGAATGGAAGAACGACCTCTTCGAGCTCAAGCTGGCGATCGAAGCCAATCATGATCATCCCATACGGCATCGGGCCATCGGGCTTCACCGCGATCAGCAAGTGTTCGTCTGGAAGTAGTTCCAGAAAGGAGAGTCTACAAGGACTTTCCTTTTTTGCCTGCAAAATCGCAGAAAATACATGTTTCATAGTGAGAGATAAAACACAACAGAAAGGAACAAAATGCTTCGCATTATCAAGCATCCGATCACGGCTCTCCGCGTCATTCGTGTCATCGCGAAGGAGATCACGCCCGAACAACGGGACGAGTTCGACTCCGCAAAGACGAAGGAGCGGAAGGCCAAGATCGCGACGCAGATCGTCGGAGATATTTTCCCCGAGATTGCGTACATCTCGACGAAGGAAGGCGCCTAACAAGCGCTTTCCTTTTTTGTCGCAGATATTACCTCGCCTATTATGAAACCTCAACCAAGGAGCGATTATGCGCAAGATGCTTTCGTTCGTTCGTCGACAGGTGACGGTGAGACGTCTGGTCTTCCTCGCGGCAGTCCTGTACTTGCTCACGGCCGACGCCGTTCGACGACGGATGCGAACAGCAACAATGTGAATAATTCCCGAGGCTCGACGGCTTCGAAAAGGAGAGTCTACATAGGCTCTCTTTTTTTGCTGGAAATCGCAGAAAATACACGTCTTATAATGAAACCACTACAAGGAGGCAATATGCCACCGTATGCTGTTCTAGCCAAAGGCGGATTCGTCTTCGGAGCCGCAACGACAGCCGGTAGTGTCGCTGCAAGCGCCACTGTCGACGCCGTTCGATTCACCGGAGGCAAGGTCCGTTCTCTGTGGAACAAGCGGAAGGCTGACAAGCCCACCGAGGAGTAGTTCCAGAAAGGAGAGTCTACCCAGGCTTTCCTTTTTTGTCGATCGCAGGAAAAACTTAGCCTTTTATAGAAAGAGACAGGAAGTAACTCACCGGCTGTAAAAGCGTGAGCCGTCTCTTTATATTTTTTCTCTATACGCGAAAGGATTATATGCCACCGTCCGATTTGAATATTCGTCGAAGAAATTTGTCACTTCACGTAAACCTCATCGGAAAAAAGCTCAGATCGTATCGAGCATTTACCGAGCAGGATGTCGATGATGTTGACGAGAGGATGAATGGGCTCTTTGACGAATGGAAGAAGGTAAGAAGAGATATTCTGAACGTACTTCAAAAGGAGAAGCTGTGATCAATCGAGATCAATGGTCCGAGATCTACGACATGGCCCGACACAACGGTCTTTCTCCGTTCGACTTCATCACACAAGCCATGCATCGTTCTGGGCTCTCGTTGCTTCTGAACATCAAGGACGAAGAGGAAATCTACAACTCGTGCAGGCAGTTCAGCATCAGCCGAACGCAATATCCCTCTATAAGTATCGG